ATGGAAGCAGAAGTGATTAGTGAGAAGAATGTTCCTACCAATCCTTCTCTTTGGTCAAAAATGAAAGCAAAGGCAAAATCAAAATTTGATGTGTACCCTTCTGCTTATGCAAATGGTTGGGCAGCAAAAGAATACAAAAAAGCGGGTGGTGGATGGAAATCTGTTAGTGAAGATGTAACGATTGAAGATGCAAATGGAAATACTTTTGCTGAAGTTATTGATATTATAAAAGTAGATTCCATAGAAGAAACTTGTGGATGTGAAACCAAAAAGCATGGCGGAGATGCTGGAAAACCAGGAAAAAATAAAAACTATGTAAAAGAAATTGAAGAATCTGTAAGAATGCCTGCAAAGAATGGAAACATTATTTTTGCAATGGTTTCTTGGAGAGGTAAAGTTTATTCTCTTCAAATGTTCTTCCCATCAGGAAAGAAACCATCAAGACAAGAAGTTCAGGATCAAGTAAGAAAAGTATATCCAGATTCTAGACTTACATATTTTAATATGAGAGACTATGAGCCTGGTCAACCACTTCTTCAAGTTGAAGATTGGCAAAAGGTGAATAAGTCAGATAAAACTGATGGAATGAGTCCTGCCGCAGTCAAAGCATATCGCAGAGAGAATCCAGGTTCTAAACTTAAAACTGCTGTAACTGGAGATCCAAAACCAGGAAGCAAGGATGCCAAGCGTCGTAAGTCATTCTGCGCACGCTCTAAGGGTCAGCAAGACATGCACAACATTGATTGCTCATCAACACCAGATAAACCAGTTTGTAAAGCCCGTCGTCGCTGGAAGTGCTAGTATGAAAAGTTTTAAAGAGTTTTTATCAGAATCAGTAACTATTTCTGGAGACTTTAACGGAAATCTTTACATCAACTCTCAACCAGAACAACAACAAGTTGGCGAAAGTTACATTGCAGATGTAGTCTGGCAAGGAAACTTGTATAGATTTGAGATGTTTACTAAATCTGAGGTTCCTTCAAAACAAAAACTTGGTGAAGAACTTCAAGGTGATTATCCGGGCGCAGTTGTTCATCAAATCTATCCAGCAAAACAAAAGAATATCAACATAAAAAGTACAAGTAGATATCACCCATCAAAATTAGAGTGGATTTGAGTTATGGCGCAGTGGAATAAAAATAATCAAGACTATCTAAATCAAGAAAGAAGTCTTTTTGAAGTTTACATGTGTGCCGATAGATACGGCAATATTGATGGGTGTCATGGAACTGCAAGTGGAAGTAGTGCTTTTGGAGAAAACGTTTCTGTTCCTATTACTCCAGTATTTCAACTTGATGGTCTTTATGGATTAAATTCGGATAGGTTTGAAACATATTCATTTGGAACTGGTGTAACAACTTCCAATACCTTAATGGAGGCATCAACAGGAACTGGTGCTTATGGATATGGTGTTATTCGTTCTAAAAGGTCGGTAAGATACCGTCCAGGACAAGGTGCTCTGGCAAGATTTACAGCACAATTTTCTGGGAGTGTAGAAGGATACACTCAAAGAGCAGGATTCTTTGCGCAGGAACAAGCACTTCAAGTTGGTTTTAATACTAATGGAAGATTTGGTATTCTTCGTGAGAATGGTGGTAAGGCACATATTCATAGATTTTCTATTACAACTCCAGCAAGTGGAACAGAAAATATAACCGTTACCCTTGCTGGAGTTGCAACTACAGTTACTATTGGATCTGGAACAGCGACACAAAATGCAACTGGTATTGGCACCAATACGTTTCCTGGTTGGATTACTGATTATAGCAATGGATTTATTGATTTTCTATCCACAAGTGTAGGTCCAAAGTCAGGAACATTTTCCATTGTAAGTAATGGAGATTTTGTAGCAACCTCCACAACTGCACAGTCGGGAGTAAATCATACTAGCAACTGGACATATCAAGAAGATTGGAATTTTGATACTCTTACTGGTGTTGGTGGAACTGCAAATCCATCAGGAATTACATTAGATCCAACTAAACTGAATGTATATCAAATCAATTTCCGTTGGTTGGGTGTTGGTGAAATGAGATTTGCAGTTGAAAATCCAGATACTGGTGATATGATGCCCATTCACCATATTCATTATTCAAATAGAAACAACACAGTCCATTTAGATAATCCGTCACTTAAAATTGGTTATGTTGCTGCTAATTTGGATGGAAATCCTGGTGTTGGTGTAACCGTTTCTGGTGCATCTATGATGGGTGCTATTGAAGGCATAATTAATACTACAACTCTTCCACTTGCAGCTTTCAGAACCAAAAGTGGTGGAATGAATGATACTGGAACAAAATTCCATCTTCTTACAATCAAAGGTGGTATGATCGTTAACAATAAAATTAATACAAGAGAACTTATAATAAAAAAAATTAGTGCTCTAACAACAGCATCCTCATCTTCACCATGTTTTATCTACTTATATCTTGATCCCACAACTGCAGATCCTTTAAATTTTACACCTCTCGGAAACGCATCTTCCTACTCAAGAACAGATACAACAATTACTGCTGGAGACCCAATGGCAGTATTTTGTGTCACCTCTGGTGCTCCAGAAACAATTGATCTTGATGCATTAAGAATTGTTCTGCCACCTCAAAGAAAATTAACAATGGCAATTTCATCAGAATCAGTTTTACAAAAAGCAGATTGTGCAATAACATTTATTGAGGACTAATTTTTTATGAGTGAAGTATATCTTGGCAATCCTTTATTAAAAAAGGCAAATACTCAAATTGAGTTTACACAAGAACAAATTTTAGAATTTATGAGGTGTAAAGATGATCCTGTTTATTTTGCCAACAATTATATAAAAATTGTTTCTCTTGACGAAGGATTAACACAATTTAAACCCTACGATTTCCAAGAGAAATTAATTAATAGATTCCACGAAAATAGATTTAATATTTGTAAGATGCCTAGGCAGACTGGAAAGTCTACAACTGTGGTGTCTTACCTGCTTCATTATCTTATTTTTAATGATAGCGTAAATATTGGCATTCTGGCAAACAAAGCAGCAACTGCAAGAGAACTTCTTGGAAGACTTGCCACTGCTTATGAGAACTTGCCCAAATGGATGCAACAAGGTATTATAGCATGGAACAGAGGTAACATCGAGTTAGAAAATGGATCAAAGATACTGGCTGCTTCTACGTCTGCAAGTGCTGTCCGAGGCATGTCATTCAATATCCTCTTTCTCGATGAGTTCGCTTTCGTTCCGAACCATATCGCAGATTCCTTCTTTGCATCTGTTTATCCTACTATTACTTCTGGTAAAAGCACAAAAGTCATAATGGTTTCAACCCCTCACGGGATGAACCACTTTTATAGGTATTGGCATGATGCTGAAAGGGGAAAGAATGAATATGTTCCCACAGATGTTCACTGGTCAGAAGTTCCTGGAAGAGACTCTGCTTGGAAAGCACAAACTATTGCCAATACCTCAGAACAGCAGTTCAAAGTTGAGTTTGAGTGTGAGTTCTTAGGTTCTGTTGATACTTTGATTGCTCCTTCAAAGTTAAAATCTCTTGTATTTGGTGATCCAATAAAAAGAAATGCTGGACTTGACGTTTATGAAAATCCAAAGGAAAATCACGACTATGTTGTAACTGTTGACGTTGCCAGAGGAGTCAGTGAGGACTATTCAGCATTTGTAGTTATTGACATCACAGAGTTTCCTCATAGGTTGGTGGCGAAGTATAGGAACAACGAAATCAAGCCTATGATGTTCCCCAATATAATATATGAATTAGCAAAAAGTTATAATGGGGCATATATTCTTTGTGAAGTTAATGATATTGGAGATCAAGTAGCGTCATTGCTTCATTATGACTTGGAGTATCAAAATGTTTTGATGTGCTCTATGAGAGGAAGAGCAGGTCAAATTGTAGGTCAAGGATTTTCTGGAAAGAAGACTCAACTTGGAGTCAAGATGTCTAAAACGGTTAAGAAGGTGGGAGCACTTAACTTAAAGACTATAATTGAAGAAGATAAACTTATATTCAATGACTATGAGATTATTTCGGAACTGACAACATTTATTTCCAAGCATAACTCATTTGAAGCGGAAGATGGGTGTAATGATGACTTGGCAATGTGTTTAGTCATTTATGCATGGTTAGTTGCTCAGGATTACTTTAAAGAACTCACCGACCAAGATATTAGAAAAAGATTATACGAAGAACAAAAAAACCAGATTGAGCAGGATATGTCACCTTTTGGTTTTATTGTTGATGGATTGGGGGAAGAAAATACGTTTACTGATAGTAATGGCGATAGATGGTTTACTGATGAATACGGTGATATGTCTTATATGTGGGACTATCAATAATGGATCTAAATGATCAATTTCAAACAGAACATTTATATCTAACCGAAAGAACTTGTAAAGTTTGTGGAGAAACAAAAGACTTAATTGATGGATTCTATAAGATAAGAAAAAACAAATATAATTTATCCTCATATTCTTATGAGTGCAAACAATGCACTATTATTAGAATTTCTAAGTCAAGAAAACGTGGATATAAAAACAATAATCTATGGGAATATCCAGATTGGTAGTGTTCATGCACTGTTTTCGCAAATGAAGCAATGATTTTTAATAAATATTTTTAGGTAAATGAGAACTTAGGAGAAAAAAATGGCGACTCCTCAATTATCTCCCGGCGTACTTGTCAGGGAGGTTGATTTAACGGTAGGAAGAGCTAATAATGTTTTAGATAATATTGGTGCTATTGCTGGACCCTTCCCAGTTGGCCCTGTTGAGGAAGCGATTGACATCACTACTGAACAAGAACTTATCGACGTTTTCGGAAAGCCACTTGACCTTGATGGGCAGTACGAATATTGGATGAGTGCATCAAGTTTCCTTTCTTATGGTGGTGTTCTTAAAGTCGTCAGAGTTGATGACGCAGATTTAAAAAATGCAAACGTATTGACTGTTGGAACAGGAAGTACAACAGATCTTAAAATCAAAAACTTTGATGACTACAATGCAAATCATTCTGATGATATTGCATCATATATCTTTGCAGCAAAGAATCCTGGTTCTAAGTACAACGACCTTAAAGTAGCAGTCATTGACAACAGAGCAGATCAAATTGTAAATGTTGGAACTGCAGTAACTCAAGCAGTAGTTGGTTATGGTGTTTCAGTTGCACTTACAGACGAACCCTTATCGGGAGTTGGAGCAACATCATCCTTTACAGGATACTTAAAGGGAATTATCACTGGTGTAGGAACAGACACTATTGATGTTAAATTTACTTCCAGATTTAATACATCAACAAGTAAAGAAGAGTTTCCAGGTTATTCTGCTAGAGTTCAGACAGCATCTATTAGGCCTGGAAATACAGTTGCAATTAATAATGCAGGTTCTGCTGTTGTATCAGTTGCAGTTTCTACAGCAGAATCGGCAGTATCTGATTGGTATGATCAACAATTTATTTCCTTAGAGAATGGAAATATTTTGTGGAGTTCGATTGCACCAAAACCAGGAACCTCACAATATGCTGCAGATAGAAATTCTAAGAATGATGAAATTCATGTAGCGGTTATTGACGATACCGGAACTATAACTGGTATAAAAGGCAATCTTTTAGAGAAGTTTGTAGGATTGTCAAAAGCAACTGATTCAGTTTCTGCAATCAATTCTCCACAAAGAATTTGGTGGAAAGAATATCTTGCACAAAACTCCAAGTATCTTTATGTTGGAGATAATCCTTCTGATGATTCTTCACTGGTAGCACAAACAGGATTCTCTGCTGGATTTACAGCAGTTACTCTTTCCAGTGGACAGTGGAATAAAGAGACTCAAGATGTAACATTTAGTGCTCTCGGAAATAAAGTTTATAAGCTTACCGGAGGAAAAGATTATTCTTCTGGAACTCCTGGAACCACAGGAACAATGACAGCTGATCTTGGATCTTTGGCAACTGCATACGATTTATTTGGAAACAAAGATGAAATTGCAGTTGATTATTTAATCATGGGTCCTGGATTGGCGACCACAACAGCATCTGCATCTAAGGCATCTAAGCTTATCTCTATTGCAGAAAGTAGAAAAGACTGTGTAGCAGTAATTTCTCCACATAGATATAGCGTAGTATCCGAACCAGAACCAGGTTCTAGTGTTGCAAGATTCTTGACAACCAACGATCAAACAAAGAATATAATTAATTTCTTTGGAGAAATTGGAAATAGAAATTCTTCTTATGCAATTTTTGATAGTGGTTATAAGTATACTTTTGATAGATTTAATAATAGATTCCGTTATATTCCTTGCAATGCAGATGTTGCTGGTCTTTGCGTTAGAACATCAATTCAGTCTTATCCTTGGTTCTCACCTGCAGGACAACAAAGAGGAGTTCTGAATAATGCCATCAAGTTAGCATACAATCCAAACAAAGCTCAAAGAGATCAACTTTATCCTTTGGGAATTAATCCAATTGTAAATCAACCAGGATCTGGAATTTTACTCTTTGGAGACAAAACTGGATTAGCATATGCTTCGGCATTTGATAGAATTAATGTTAGAAGATTGTTCTTGACTGTTGAGCAAGCACTGCAAGATGCAGCAGAAGCACAACTCTTCGAGTTAAATGATCAGATCACAAGAGCAAACTTTGTAAATATTGTAGAACCATACTTACGTGATGTTAAGGCAAAGAGAGGAGTTTATGACTTCCTTGTAATTTGCGATGAGACCAATAACACACCAGATGTTATCGATAATAATGAGTTTAGAGCCGACATCTTCCTGAAGCCAACCAAGTCAATTAATTATGTAACACTGACATTTGTTGCTACTAGAACTGGAATTTCTTTTGAAGAAGTTGCTGGCAGAGTTTGATAGATTATTTAAAACTTTAAGGAGGATCTAAAAATGTCAACACTCAGAACGATTACAGGATTTAAAGAAAGACTTGCAGGTGGTGGTGCAAGATCTAATTTATTTGAGGTTTCGATTCCAAGTTTCCCAGCACCACTTCAAAATCTTTGGAGAACTGGGGCAGGAAATGAAATTGATACTTTCAAATTCCTTTGTAAAGCAGCAGCTCTTCCTGCATCAAACGTAGCATCCATTGATGTTCCTTTTAGAGGAAGAATTATGAAAGTTGCTGGTGATAGAACCTTTGATCCATGGACAGTAACAATCATCAACGATGAGGACTTCCAGTTAAGAACTGCTTTTGAACTGTGGATGAATTCTATCAGTAAGTTGGATAACAACACTGGTATTACAAATCCAACCAGTTATATGACTGATGCTTTTGTTTATCAGTTAGGTAGAGGTGCAAATCAAGGAAGATTCTCAGAATCAAATTCAGATATTGATAATGGAGATGCAATTCCACCTCTGAGAACTTATAAGTTCTATGATATTTTCCCAACTAATGTTTCTGAAATTGCTGTTTCTTATGACAGCTCCGATGAAATTCAGGAATTTACCGTAGAGTTCCAAGTTCAGTGGTGGTCAGCAGGTGAATCTGGTGATCAAACTAACACTGTTATTTCTTAATAAATAGTAGAGATAAAGAGTTTAATTAAATCATGGCAAGACTGTTTGGTTTTTCAATTGATGATGAGTCCAAAAAAAGTCCTACTATAGTCTCCCCCGTCCCCGAAAATAATGAGGACGGGGTTGATCATTATTTGACTAGTGGTTTTTTTGGTTCTTATGTAGATATTGAGGGTGTTTATAGGACAGAATTTGATCTAATTAAAAGATATAGGGAAATGGCACTTCACCCAGAGGTTGATAGTGCCATTGAAGATATTGTCAATGAGGCAATTGTTTCGGATACTAATGATGTTCCGGTTCAGATTGAGTTGTCAAATCTGAACGCTACTGACGGATTAAAGAAAAAAATTAGAGAAGAGTTTAATTATATTCTAGATCTTTTAGATTTTAATAAGAAATCACATGAGATTTATAGGAATTGGTATATTGATGGAAGACTATATTATCATAAGGTAATTGATTTTAAGAATCCGACAGAAGGAATTCAAGAATTGAGATATATTGACGCAATGAAAATGCGTTATGTAAGGCAAAAGAAGAAGTCAGATAAAGACAAATCTTTTGCTACAAGAGGAATTCAGGAAAATCCAATGGAGTATGATTTTCCAGAGATTGAAGAATATTTTATATACAATCCAAAGATGTCATATCCTGTTGGTCCTGTTGGGGGTCAGCAATCATCTTCTGGAAATAGTGGAATAAAAATTGCAAGAGATTCTATTGCATATTGCACTTCCGGTCTTGTAGATAGAAACAAAGGAATTACTCTTTCGTACTTAAATAAAGCAATTAAATCACTCAATCAACTGAGAATGATTGAGGACTCTTTGGTAATTTACAGATTGTCAAGAGCACCAGAACGTAGAATTTTCTATATTGATGTTGGTAATCTTCCAAAGGTAAAGGCAGAGCAATATCTCCGCGATGTTATGATGCGCTATCGTAACAAACTTGTATATGATGCAAGCACAGGAGAAATCCGTGATGATAAGAAATATATGAGTATGCTTGAAGATTTCTGGCTTCCAAGAAGGGAAGGTGGTAGAGGAACTGAAATCTCTACACTTCCAGGTGGTCAGAATCTTGGAGAGATTACTGATATTGAATATTTTAAGAAAAAGTTATATCGTTCACTGAACGTTCCCCCATCAAGAATGGATGGAGAAGGCGGTTTCAATCTTGGACGTTCTTCGGAAATTCTGAGAGACGAACTCAAATTCACCAAATTTGTTGGTCGTTTGAGAAAGAGATTCTCAAATATGTTTAGCGATATTCTCAAGACTCAATTAATTTTGAAGAATATTATTGCTCCCGATGATTGGGAAGAAATGGCACAACATATTCAGTATGATTTCCTCTATGACAACCACTTCTCAGAACTTAAAGATGCTGAACTTATGAATGAAAGGTTAAATCTTGCGGTCACTGCAGAACCTTATATTGGTAAGTACTATTCCCAAGATTATGTAAGAAGAAAGATTCTTCGCCAAACAGATGAAGAAATTATTGAACAGGATAAGATTATGAAGAAGGAGATTGAGGAAGGAATTATCCCAGATCCAAATGCTCCAGTTGATCCACAAACTGGTTTACCTATGGATCCTTCTATGGATTTAGGTCAACCCATAATGGAACCAGATTTGGAATCTGATGCAAAAGCAGTGCAAGCACCAGAAGGTGGAGAGATCTGATAAATAACTCAAGTTATATTTTAAATTTTTATGGATGATTTATTAAATATGATTATTGCGGATGAGAGTCCTTCTCAAGTGAGCGATAAGATTAAAGAAATTCTTTATGCAAAATCTGCCGAAAGAATTGATGCAGCAAGACCGACTGTTGCAAATTCTATGTTTGCTGATCAGGAAGTAGAGGAAAACTAAAAAATGCCTGCAGGATATACGAGACACGATATCAATAATCAGGTCGTTTCTCCTCAACCAATTTCTATAGCAACGACCATTTTTTCTGGAACTGAAGGATGGTCAACTATAACATATTATGATTTTAATGGCGACTATGTTGCATATGATTATAATAGTCCTGCGGGAATTGGCACAAGAACTCCAGCACCATATCAAAGATATAGATATGATCCAGTATCGGGAATAAATACGGTAGTTGCGGTAGATCCCTACCAAAGGCATGATGTTAACAATGATCCAGTTATCCTTTAAATAATAAATAAAATTAAAGAACTAATAAAAAAATGAAACTTATTAGAGAGGAGATCGAAAAGGTAGAGGTTATTACAGAGGGTGCTGGTAAATCAGCAAAACTGTATATCAAAGGACCTTTCCTTCAAGCAGAGTGCGTAAACAGAAATGGACGTATGTACCCTATGTCCATTATGGAAAGAGAAGTAAAAAGATATACTGAACAGTATGTTAATAAGGGTCGTGCTCTTGGAGAACTCGGACACCCCGATGGCCCAACAGTAAACCTGGATAGAGTTTCTCATAAGATTGTTGCACTTGAGCAAAAGGGCAACAACTTCATTGGAAAGGCACAGATTCTTTCAACCCCAATGGGTAAGATTGCAGAATCACTTCTGAAAGAAGGTGTTTGCCTTGGCGTTTCTTCTCGCGGTATTGGTTCTTTAACTTCAACCAAAGAAGGGTATAAGCAAGTTGGTGAAGACTTTATGTTAGCAACTGCTGCTGATATTGTTGCCGATCCATCTGCACCTGATGCATTTGTTCAGGGAATTATGGAAGGTAAAGAGTGGGTATGGGAAGGAGGTATTCTTCGCGAAAAGTATGCAGAGCAAACTCAAAAGAGAATAAATACCCTCGTTGATAAAAAGGCACTTGAGGAGCATAAAATCCAATTGTTCCAAGACTTTTTAGCAAATTTGTAATTTTATAAATAAATATAGATTAAAAATAGAGGTTAATCGGAGAGTTCAAATGTCTCGTGGAGATTTACAAGAAATGGAAGTAGGCACTAAGCAATCCAAAACCGCCGTCAATTCTGGCGCTGGCGCAGCAGATCCAATGAAAAAACTGGATTCTGGTGCTGTTGCTGGACAAAGCGGTGGTTGGGAAGATCTTGGAGGACCTACTCCAGATAACTATAAGCCAGACGATAATTCAGCAATGCTGAAAACACCTGGTGCAACGCTCAAGCAAGTTAGAGATGTTGTGAATAAGTCAGCAGGTGCTGCTGATGGAATGCAAAAACTTCCTGCTGGTGCAGTGAAGGAAGATGAGGATCTTGATGCTGAAGAAGTAATTGAAGAGGAAATCGTAGATGAGTCCGCAGAAGAAATTGCTGAGGATGAGTCGGTAGACGAGACATCCGAAGAACTGGAAGAAGAGGAAGAAGTAACAGTAAGTGAAGATTCGTCGGAAGATGAGTTCCAAATCGAAGAAGATGTCAATGCACTCTTAGAAGGTGAAGAACTTTCTGAAGAGTTCCAAGAGAAAGCAAAGGTAATCTTTGAGGCTGCTCTGAGATCGAAGGTTTCTGAAATTAAGGAAGCATTCGAAGTTCAGTATGAGCAAAAGCTTATCGAAGAAGTAGAAGAAATCAAAGAAGCACTCTCTGAAAGAGTTGATTCCTATTTGGAGTATGTAGCAGAAGAGTGGTTCGTAGAAAATAATTTGGCAGTTCAATCAGGTCTGAAGGAGGAGTTGACCGAATCCTTCATGACTGGACTGAAGGGTCTTTTTGAAGAACATTATGTAACAATCCCTGAAGATAAATATGATGTGCTTAATAGCATGGTAGAAAAACTTGATGAAATGGAAACAAAACTCAACGAGCAAATCGAAAAGAACGTTTCCTTAAACAAGCGTCTCGCAGAGTCGGTTGCTAACGGAATCTTTGACGAAATTTCTGAGGGTCTTGCACTTTCTCAGAAAGACAAGCTCGCTTCACTTTCCGAAAGTGTTGAGTTTGAAAGTGAAGAAGAATATCGTGAAAAACTGGAGATGCTGAGGGAGTCATATTTCCCCTCAAAGAAAGCAACTTCATCAG